CGTTCGGTATTGTTGTGGTTGTCGGAATGGTAGTGTCCGGCGGCTTAGAACGCCAAATAGACACCTCTGGGACGATTCTGGGGGCAACCACCACAGGTTCGTCTGCTGATGTGCTGGTGAGGTCGGCTCCGAGCAATGCGGTAGCCAACATGAACAACGCGACAATCAGTTTCATAACTGACTCCGGTCAGTAGCCAGCCTCAATCAGCAGCCGGACCAAATGATCCAACCGGAGAACAGCGTACTGTTCGGCAGCGTCCCCTCGACCACGACGTTTCGCCACCACAATCCCATAATCGGCGTTAGCGTTGACACGTTCCGTTTCTGCTTCCTGCAACCATTCAGAAAACGACATCGTCTTATGGTTCTTGCATTCCCACACAATGCCAGGAGTCCCAGTGATGTCACCAAGATCGTTCACTCCTGCAAGGGCACGCCGTTCAGCGTGAGGGAAACCGTGTTCAGCTAGATATCGGACAATCAGCGTTTCGAACGCTGTGCCCTTCTGTTTGTTGCGACTCATGCTGCGCCTCCATTATCAAACGCCGATTTGCTCTCGCCGCACACGAATGTACGACTGGAGCTGTCAACGGACGGTATGTGGTCAGGGTTTGGCCGCACAAGCGACACCACCAGTTTACCTTCTGTTGCGGTTTCATGTCAGAACGCGTTTTTGTAACGGTCCGGAAGTGCAACAGTTTCGGACAGTTCATGTTCGTACTTCATGAACTTGCCTACTTGCAGCAGATCGGTGACAAGTTGACGTGCCTCATGCGCTTCGAACCCTGCGGCACGGAGCCGCCGGTAAGCAGTCATAATACGTTTCCGGTCAACCTGTGCCACGAACCGCTTTGGACGCATCCTGCGCCGATGCTCATTCTGGAAACTAGCTGGTATGCCATGAATAGGGATCATTGTTCCTCCTTAAGAACGTGACCGGTGTCGCCCCTCCTGCGACGCACAATCGCCGTCAGGAGGGGACACACGCACCTACCGTAGAAAGGTTTCGGCAGGTCACCGATTGCGTGCGTTACGCCTAGAACGGTGGTTCGTCACCACCATCGACTGGACCGGACTGTGCCGGTTGAACAGGTTGCATGTTACCGAACCTTATTGACAGACACACGTCGTCCGCAAGTACCTGTGTCCGAGTCACCTCGACACCTTCCTTGTTCGTGTACTTGTCCTCGGTCAGCTTGCCTTCAACCACGACCCTGGTGCCTTTGCCGAGCGACGCAGCAGCGTTCTCAGCAAGATCACCAAACACCGTGACGTTGTGCCACATCGTTTTCTTTTTGTCGTCCTTGCCGGTCGTGTCAGCAACAGAGAACTTCAAGATAGCCATGCCACCCTGCGAGTACTTCAACTCGGGTTCACGACCGACGTTCCCGGCAATAGTTATACGGTTCACTTGGAGATCATCTCCTTGAATGTTGACCTCAATGCGTCGAGGTCGTTGACGGTCACATCGTCCAATGTGACAAGGGCTTTATCGGCAACGTCTTGCGGGTCAAGGTTTGCGCCACGGCACGCAGCGAAGAATCGTTCAAGCGTGTCACGGTCAACCTTTTCGTTGTCCGCTACCGGTTTCGGTGCTGGGCTTGCCACCTGCTTCTTCGGTGCAGACTTCTTAACTGGAACCGGAGAGTCAGACCATTCTTCTTTTGACCAGAGAGACAGGGCCACACCGAACCGCATCGCAGCGTTCCGAATAAAATCGGACACCAACTCCTTCAACAAATCCTGTTTGTTGTGAGGGGCCGAACCGATAGCAAGCCTGGTGTGCCCAAGCAGGGTCATTGCGCCAGCCATGTGGGCCATACCGTTCTCAACCCGATACGACGGCAAACCGTCATCGTCAATCTTCAACGGTTTCCAATCCCACAACGGATCAATCTCGATCAAAATTTTCGTGATCTCAGCGTGACCGACATAGTCAAGTTGGATGTTGCCCCGAGGCAACTTGCCAACAATTTTCGGATCAGGAACACCGTACTTGTCAAGTACAAGTTTCAGTTTCTCGGTGTTTGTGTCACTCACTTCTTTCCTCCTGTGAGTCGAAGCACCCGGAAGGTGCTGCTGGTTGTGTACTGCTTGTGCAGATCGGGATGTTCGGAAGCGAACCTTTTACCGTCGAACGAGGACCGTGACTGCCGCCGCCATGTGACAACCTGCTCGCCGTTCACCAGTCCGACAGTAGCACCGTCAAGAGCCATCGCCAACTGGGCTTTCAGCTCGTCCTCACGGGCAAACACTTCTTTCTTTTCCTCTTGCACCGCTGCCAACTGGAAAAGCAACGGTTCCTGATCGGAAATATCGGCTGGTTCGTCACCAACCGGGAAACCTTTAGCAAGGTCGTTGTAGTTATGTTCCCATTCGTCGGGGATGATGCCGACAGCAAGGTTCCTACAGAAATCTGCAACCTGAACAATGTGCGCTTCAACGTCTTCAGGCGACACCTTCTGGACGTACAGTTTCAAATCGAGTGTTGCGTCAAACACTCCCCATGTCACCTCTGTCACACCGGCACAGATCGCCTGTTGCACACCTTGCCAATGCCAGTAAGCGGGTAACGGCCCGTACCCTTCAAGGTTTGCGTCAACGTCAAACGTACGGTTGTACGTTTTGATCTCAATGACACAATCAGGATGTTTCTCATGGCCAACAATCCCGTCAAGCGTGGCAATCATCACCGCACCCTTGTCCTCAGCCTGATACATCACTTCAGGGGTACGAATCTCAACACCGAGTTCGTCAGCGCCCCAATCCAAAATGACAGGTTCAAGACGGTTGCCTCGGTCCATTGCCCGATTCGTCTCAGTCACCTCAGGTTCAGGGGCGAGCTTGCCTAACGCCAACGCGTACTTCGTTTTGAAACGATGCTCGGCATGCACAGATGCGGCTTCGGATGCTGACACGACAGGCCAACCAGTTTCGTCACGGTGACGGATCTTCAACCATTCCATTGAGCCATGCTCAGGTTTAGGTATCGTTCTCCGGTCCATTGTTCCTCCTTGTTGAGTGGTCTAACGCAAGGATAGACACACGGTGTGACACTCTGTCAAGCAATATCTTCCTCGAACCAGTTCACCGGCAGATGAGTGGCGAGGCTGAACATGCGAACCACGTTCTCCATCGGGATGTGCGTCACATCAGAAACTAGGGTCGGGTTCTCTGCGTCAGGCATCAACGTGCCAACAACAGTCAAATGCCCATCCAAACATTTCGGCCACACCCAACCAACCGACAACGCCAACACCGGCTCAGGCCTATACATTTCTGGTTCAATCCATGTGCCCGGTGCCGAATGGGTGTCACGCCATTGGACAACAACCATCGGCCAAGTGTTGTCTTCTTCGTCGTAAACGTGTTCAGCCATCAGTCCTCTTTCGGGTTGTAAGGGCTTCCTGGACGGTCGCATTCCCGGCAACGCCGACCGTAAGACACCGGCCACACTTCGCCACACCTGTCGCATTCCAACAGGTTACTCACTTCTTGCCTCGGTTACGGGCACGATTCTTTGACGCATTTTCGAGAGTCGTTGAACCGTCCTTCTTGTGCGATACATCTTTGCCGCCTTCGCCCATGATGCCGAGTTCCCTGCGCTTGCGCGAGTTCGCCGCACGATACTTACGGCGCGCAGGCGTGTCGTGATACTTCGTGTCGTACTTCTTTTTCTTCTCACGCGCCTCAGGATTATCCCGATAATACTGGGCTGAACGCTTCGGATTTTTTACCTTTGGAGGAGCCATGAATCAAGTGTACAACTTGCCTCGGAACCATGTTTGGCCGCCATGAATCGGTATCTGCTCATACCAGAACGGGCCATCACCCTCCGCAAACGTCACAACAGCGAACCCTTGTTGCCAATCCTCGACAACAGTCAAAGGTCGCCCGTCGAGATCAAGCCCGCCGCGCGTCGAAGGGACCGCTCCGTCCGTTCGTGCGAGCGTGCCAGGGGATGCGGCCAAGATAGTTTTAGGCCCGTCGTAATCCTCTCGGCTTCGCTCGGCCCATTCACGTCGATGGATGTGCCCGTAGATGACAGAACATTTCTCGCTCGCAAGATATCCATGAGCTGTTGAGCCGTTTGATCTGACTTTCGTGCCATGAATGACTTTGAGTTTCTCGTTGATCCAGAAAGACGACGCGGGGTAGCCAGCCAGATACCTAATCCGATACTCGTCGAAACGACACAGATAAGGGACGCTAAGAACAGGTAGCCCATGCGGGTCATTGCCTTTGCGTAAACCGAACGCTGCTTTGAGATTGTCAAGTGTTGCATTAGTCAACCTTTCCTCATGGTTGCCAGCGATCCACACGATGTCCGCTTCTGGGGCGCAAGCGCGCAACTCGGCGGCGAACGTAGTGCATCGGTCGATGGATGCTTGAGTGGTGAGAGCGAACGCTGGGGACAGCCGGTACTTGCCGCACTCGGGTGCGTCAAGGTTATCGCC